GGTGACTACGCGGGTTGAGCGTGTAGATTGCGAATCGTTAAAATCGTTAGTTGATATAGATACACTTGGTGGATTTGGTGGTTTGGAATTGGGCCTTCCATCATCACCCAAAGGCGCGCATCTTCGCGGGCGCAACGCTGTTCCCCGCCTTGGCCGTCCCCCCATCGAACAAACCCTCGCTCGTGCCTACATCGACATGCGCTTGGTAGAGGAAGAAATGTGGGCGCGGTATCCCGAGCACTTTGCAGAACGTGGGAGCGCTGACGCAGCCCGGTGGGCCTAGCGTGTAGGAACGGGTTAGTTCGCCCCGCAATAACGGGGCGTTATTAACTGACACGATGTCAAACTGGGTTTGTTGTCCAAGAGTGATGCACAGGCATTGCGCCTGATATGGACGAAAAAAAAGGGCCAGCCCCGAAGGGCCAGCCCAGTGTGAGGGACTAAGTACTTAGTCCGGTGTCAGTTCATGCGCTCGCGCCGGTCCACGATGTACTTGACCAGCTTGTTGAGCGCCGCCTCTTTCATGCCGCCCGCGAGCAGCGTCTCGTACATCGACGCGCCCGTGAGTTCGTTGAGCGCCGCGTAAGCGGGCTTGACCGCGCCCTTGCGCCCGCCGTTCTTGCCCTTCGCCGTCTGCATCTCCAGCGTGATCTTGACGCCGACGCGCCCGAGGATCGACTTAGCCCGGTTGAAGGCCATGCGCAGCACGGCGACCTTGCTCGCGTCGATGCTGAGGTCTTTCATCCGCTTCGCGCCGGCGACGATCTGCGGTTGGCAGTAGTGCCGCTTCATCGCTTCGGCTTTCTCCGGCGTGCGCAGCTTGGAGTCTTTCGGCAGCGCGGCGTACTGCGCCTGCGTTTCGGACCACGTGAGGATGCACGGCGAGACGTCCTGCTTGTACTTCGTCTCGATGTACTGCGCCACGCCGAAGATCACGTCACGCAGCAGCGCCGACTGCGCGCGGTCCGAGAGCCAGATCTCCGGCTTGCCCGTCGCGGCGTTGTGCGTCGCGCGGCCCAGCACGCCGCCCGCGCCCTTCCACTCGCGCTTCACGACCTTGTACGACTTGGTGCCGTCGTCCTGCTTCGTGAACTTCGCCTCGGGCAGCGCGAGGCCGACCGACTCCAGCCACGCGAGCGCGGCCGCCTCGCCGCCTTTCATGTGCTCGCTCGCTTCGACCGCGTTCGCGCCGATCTGCATGGCGCTCGTGCTGATCGTGTTCCCCTCGGCCGCGAGGCGCTTGATGATGTGGCCGTTCGGGACGTTCTTGGTGTTACGGGACATGGTGTTGCTCCTGTGAAGTAATAACCGCTGTTATTGCGGCTGACCATGCCGAGCGGCTGCTCGACATAGGAATATTATAGCACACGATGATTGCGGCACACCCACGGGGGAGGGGGGCGACGGTTTCACGCGCGTTGAGCGTGGCGCAGGGGGTCACTAATCCACAACAACATTATTAAAATTTAAACTAATTTTACAAATCATCAAGCCAAACTAGACAAAACATCAAGCAAAATCAGCCCAAAATCACACAAAATACTGTACAAAATCCCACATAAATTGACAAATTATCCAATCTAGCTACCCTGCAACCGCACCGCGTATAAAAATTTATGTATTTACGCACTACAAACGTGTCAAACTTCCAAAGTTCATCACGAAAATTTCGTGCCAAACCCCTATAAAAATAGGGTGCGCGGAATAAAGTTAGAATAAGTTTATTAATACCCGCGTTTCAAACTTGTCAAAATTATCCTGAAAAATAATAAAACTAAGTAAAACAGGCAAAAAAGAGCCGGTAGGGAGATACCGGCTCTACGGGTGCCGAGGAGACACCTCACACGAGGAGAACAAGGAAGACGCGCAGAAGATAGCATCAAAAACGCTGCAAAAGCTACACTCGCGCCATGAATCTTCTGTCACACCTCTTGGATCCGACGCAAGCCGACATTGTTTTGGCGGTTGAAACGGATATTCCTGCGCCGTCCATCAAGAAAAACGCAGCACCCCTGCCGTTGCGCGAAGAACTAAGCGCCAAAAAGAAGACTGCGGATCTGCTGGCCGCGTGGGAACAGGAAGAAAACCCAAAAAACGCGGTTGAACAAGCCCGCGCTGTATTCGAAGGTACGCGGGAACTGAAAACGCTTACCACCCCCGCCGCCATACAGAAAGTTCACGCGCTACTCGACACCTACGACTACGCGATCGTTGAAGACGCGAGAAAGATCAGGAATTTTGTCGTCAACAGGTTGGTGGAGGAGGCGGATAACCCCGACCCGAGGGTGCGCCTGAAGGCGGTGGAGTTGCTGGGTAAGGTCACTGAGGTGGCCGCGTTCACGGAAAGAACAGAAGTACGCACTAACCAGATGACCGAGGACGACCTGAACAAGGCGATCAACGAGCGCCTGCAAGCGTTGAGCCGGCATCTCACGCCCGGCTCCGCAGAACCCCCCGAAGACGCGAAATTGGTGAAGTAAAAGCCGATGAACGTCGCGCAAGAAATTGAGTTTCTGCAAAAGAACGTCGACAAGCTCGGCGTCGCAGAAAAAAAAGAACTCCTGCGGCTGCTGGACCTGCATGCCAAGCGCAGCGTCGTCACAAAAGCTCAAACCGATCTGATTACCTTCGCGCAGGAGGTCTACCCCGGCTACAAGGTGGGCGTACACCACAAGCGACTGGCCGCGCTGTTCGAAGACATCGCGTCGGGTAGGAAAAAGCGGATCATCGTCAACATTGCGCCGCGCCACGGCAAGTCCGAACTTACCTCCTATCTTTTTCCGGCTTGGTTGGTAGGCGTGTAAGAAACCTGATCGCGAGCAAAGAATATGGGGAGTTTTTTCCGGAGACGCGGATTGCGGAGGACTCCAAGAGCGCAGGAAGCTGGGCTACAGATCACGGTGGTCAGTACTACGCTGTGGGCGTGGGGGGTGCGCTGGCCGGGCGAGGGGCGGACTTGCTTATCATCGACGACCCACACTCCGAGCAGGACGTAAAGACGGGGAGCAGTAATGTTTTTGATAACGCGTATGCGTGGTACCAAACAGGTCCGCGTCAGCGCTTGATGCCGGGGGGAGCGATCGTCGTAGTGATGACGCGCTGGTCGCTCCTTGACCTGACGGGTCGACTGGTTGACTACAGCTTGAAGAACCCCGGCGCCGATCAGTGGGAGGTGGTCGAGTTTCCGGCGATCTTGTTTGAGAATGAAGCGAGAGAAAAATCACTTTGGCCTGAACAATGGCCGCTGGAAGAACTGAAGCGGGCGCGAGAGTCGATCGACCCGCGTTACTGGGCCTCGCAGTACCAGCAGCAGCCCACCGCCGACACGGCGCAGATCATCAAGTACGAGGACTGGCAGATATGGGAGAAGGACACGCCGCCTGAATGTTCGTACGTCATCCACTCGTGGGATACCGCGTTCGAAGCTAAAAACACGGCTGACTACAGCGCCTACACATGCTGGGGTGTCTTTGAGCGCGAGAACGACGAGGGGCGCCCGGAGAATAACCTGATCCTGCTCGACGCCTTCAAGGCCCGGATGGAGTTCCCGGAGTTGAAGAAGACGGTGATCGAGCACTATAAGCGGTGGAAGCCCGACACCCTCCTCATTGAACGTCGCGCATCAGGTGCGCCACTAATCCAAGAACTCCGCATTTCCGGTATCCCCGTCTCGGACTTCACGCCTGCGCGTGGTAAGACAGGGCAGAGTACGGATAAAATTGCGCGGGCTAACTCCGTGTCGGACATCTTTAAATCAGGTCTAGTTTGGATTCCTGACAAACGGTGGGCTCAAGAAGTAAGGCGAGAATGCGCGGACTTTCCCGTAGGTTTACACGATGACCAAGTTGACTCTACGGTTCAAGCCCTTCTACGGTTCCGTGAAGGCGGATTGATTGGTACGGCCAACGACAACAAGTTGGACGACGATTGGATGGACGCTATCGTGCGCCGTAGGCGCAGGCGTTATTACTAGGATTCATCATGCCGGTTGAAAAGTCGCCTTACCTCTACGACCCGAACGCGCAGGAGGGCGCGATTCCAGAAATGGAGGACGAGGTGTTCGGCCCCGGCATGGAGGTCGAGATCGCGCTACCGGACGAAGAAGATGGGGATTTGAGGGAGGACACGCCTCCAGAAGGCGGGGCGATGCAGGCGCCGCATGACGCCAACCTCGCGGAGTTGCTCAGTCCCGAGACAAACATGCAGATCGCACAAGATCTGACGCTGCGCGTAGATGAGGATGACTCCAGCCGCGACGACTGGATGAAGACTTACAAGAAAGGGCTGGAGCTTGTAGGGCTGAAAATCGAAGCGCGGTCCGATCCGTGGGAGGGTGCCTCCGGTATTACCTACCCGATGCTGGCTGAAGCCGCGCTGAAATTCCAAGCGGAGTTGACGGTAGAGACATTCCCGGCAGCGGGGCCGGTACTCACAAAGATTCTAGGCGACGAGACGCCACAGGCGATCGAGATTTCCAACCGCGTGAAGGAGGACATGAACTACCTCCTCACCAACAAGTACCGAGAGTTTCGAACCGAGCACGAGAAAGCGCTGTGGACATGCGCACTAGCAGGTTCGGCGTTCAAGAAGGTGTACTTCGACGGAGCGCTGGAGCGTCCGATCAGTAAGTTCCTGCCGCCCGAGAACGTGATCGTCAACTACGGCGAGAGCGACATCTTCAATGCCGAGCGCGTCACGCACGAGTTCACGCGGTCTAAGTTTGAGATGAAGCGGCTGGTGGCCTCCGGGTTCTACATCGACGGGGCGCAGGTGTCGCTGCCCGACAAGAACGAGGTCACCGAGGCTAAGGATAAGCTGGTGGGGCAGGAGGAGTCGGGCGTGCTCGACGAGGACTTCCAGCTTCGGGAGATTTACTGTTACCTCGACGCTGAGGAGTTGGTCGGCGACGACGGCATGCCGGCGCCGTTTATTGTCACGATCGACAAGGGCTCGCAGAAGATCATCGGGCTGTACCGTAACTGGGACGAGCAGGACCAGAAGCAGAGAAAGCGGCAGTACCTCGTCCACTATCCGTACGTGCTGGGTTTTGGCTTCTACGGGCTGGGGCTCATCCACATCGCGGGTAACTTCGCCGACTCCGCCACGAGCATCATGCGTCAGTTGATCGACGCGGGGACGCTGGCTAACCTTCCGGGCGGCTTCAAAACCCGGATGATGAAGATCAAGCAGGACGACGCTCCGATCGGCCCCGGCGAGTGGCGCGACGTGGACGTGACATCCGGCACGCTGAAAGACAGCCTGCTGCCGTTGCCCTATAAAGAGCCGTCGGCCACACTTTTCGAACTGCTGAAGAACATCATCGACGCGGGTTACCGCGTGGCGTCGGTGACCGACCTGAAGGTCGGGGACATGAAGCAGGATGCGCCGGTTGGTACCACGCTGGCGCTCCTTGAGCGGCTGCTCAAACCGATGACGGCGGTGCAGGCTCGGATCCACGCGGCGCTGACCGACGAGATCCAGATGCTCAAAGGGCTGATCCTCAAGCACGAGGCGCCGCAGTACGAGTACCCGCAAGCGCCGAAGGAAGCCACGAGGCAGCAGGACTACGCGTCAGTCCAAGTTCTCCCCGTCACGGATCCTAACGCCACGACACTCACACAGCGTATTGCGCAGTTTCAGACGGTGCAGCAGCTAGCGGCGTCGGCGCCTGAGATCTACGACATGCCGATGATGCACAAGACGATGCTCGGGCACATTGGGATCAAATACGCCGACAAGTTCATCCCCGACAAGACCAAGGTCGAGCCGCGCGATCCGGTCACGGAGAACATGGCGATCCTGAACGGCCAGCCGGTCAAGGCGGGGCTGACGCAGAACCATGAAGCTCACCTGCAAACGCACCTGATGCTGGCCCAAGATCCGCAACTTACCCAGCTTATTGGGCAGTCTCCGAACGCAGCGAAGATTCAAGGTGCCATGGCGGCGCATATCGCCGAGCACGTTGCCTTTAAGTACCGGCAACAGATGGAGCGCGCGATGGGTATCACGTTGCCTCCGCCCGAGCAGCCGCTGCCCCCGGAAATCGAGGTGCAGTTGTCGGCGCTCATGGCGCAGGCCGCTCCCATGGTGCAGGGTCAGAGCGCCGCAGAACTTGCTGCGCAGCAGGCGCAGGATCCGCTCTTCCAACTCCAGCAGCGCGAGATCGCTGTCAAGGAGCGCGAGGTCGAGCGCAAGGTCGTCAAGGATACGGCGGACACGCTGCTCAAGGCTGCTGAAATCGGTATGGACGGGCAGGCCACGATGGATCAGGCCCAGCAGGATGCGGCCACTGCGCAGCAGGAGATGGCGTTCGCCGAACAGAAGCACCAGCAGAAGATGCAGCAGGATCGTGAGGCGGCTGACAACAAGCTACGTCTTCAAGAGCAAGAAGGCGCGCGCAAGCTGGCTGTGGGCGGGTTTATTGACGAGCAGAACATGCGCCGTCAGCAGGCCATGACCGACCTGCAAATCCAACAGGCTGCGGAGCAGGGGCAGGCAAAACTTCAACAAGGCGAAGAAGCACACAAAGCCAAGTTGAAACAGACTGAACAAAGTGCAAAACTCGCGGCAAAGCTAAAACCTAAGCCCGCTGCAAAGAAACCTACAGGAAACGCTAAGTGAACATGTCGGTTTACGACGTGCTGGAGAAAGACATCAATCAGTGGTTGGAAGGTCAGTCCGACAGGATTCTGTGGGGCAACTGCACCGACTACGTTGATTACGTGAAGTCCGCAGAGCGGTACGTCACGGCTCAAAAACTCCTTGAGCTAATCAAGGAAGCCCTGCAACGCCTAGAGAAACAACAGAATGACTGACAAGCCCACATTGGAAGATCTGACAGAAACTCAAATTCCTGAGCCAGTCGGATACAAGATCCTCGTTGTGCTCCCTGACATCGAGGAGAAGTTCACCAACTCGCGCCTGCTTCGCCCGGATCAAGTTCTTCGCGAAGAGCAGCACGCGTCCATGGTGGCAATCGTTCTTGGTGTTGGACCTGATGCCTACTCAGATCAGAAACGCTTTCCTTCTGGCCCGTGGTGCAAGGAAGGTGACAAGGTGATCATCAATCCGTACTCGGGCACACGCATGCAGGTGGCGGGTCGGCATTTTCGGATGATCAACGATGACAGCGTGATCGGGAAGATTGAAGACCCGACCTACTTTGAGCGAGGCTGAACATGGCTGGTGAACTGAATACTGAGCAGGACATCGACCTCGACAGCCTGCTTCCCGGCGAGCCTGAGGACAAGCCGGAAGTTAAAGATGCGCTAGACATTGAAATTGTCGACGACACGCCGGAGCAAGACCGGGGTCGTCAAAAGCTCGCGGAGAACCCGGAGCCGACCGAAGATGAACTGGAGGAGTACTCCGAGAAAGTTCAAAAGCGGATCAAGAAGCTTCAGCACGGTTACCACGATGAGCGCCGTGCTAAAGAGCAAGCCGAGCGCGAGCGTGATGAAGCGTTGCGTACCGCGCAGGCTATCTGGCAACAGCAGCAGGATCTTCAAAAACGTTTCTCGCAGAGCGAATCGGTCGCTGTTGGCGAACTGAAAACGGCTGCTGAAACCAAGATCAAGACGCTCAAGACCGAGATCCAGCGCGCCTACAACGAAGGCGACGCCGAGAAAATTGCGGATCTGACCGAACAGATTGCGGACGAGAAACTTAGGCTTCGCGAGCTAAGTACCTACCAACCGCAGTTTAAGCCGGAAGAAAATGCACTTCCTGCTAGACAGCAAGAACAAAACACGGTATATAACGCACAACCCGCTCAAGCAGGCGGTCAGCAAGTTCAGCCGGACGAACGCGCGGTTGCGTGGACCCGGAAGAACACATGGTTCGGTAAAGACCGTGAACTGACCGCTTACGCAATGGGCGTGCATGAAAAGCTAGTGGTGGAAGAAGGCGTCGACCCCAAAATCGATCCTGACACCTACTACGGGGAGCTTGATAAACGTATCAAGCGTCGCTTCCCCGAACTCGCGGAAGGTGATGAACCGCCTGCCCGCCGCCAAAATCCCGCTCCTGTTGCTTCTGTAAGCCGTGGTTCTGGTGCTCCTCGCGGGAAGGCCAAAGTCCATCTCACGCAGAGCCAAGTAAACATCGCCAAGCGCCTCGGCGTTCCGCTTGAGGAATACGCTCGGCAAGTTGCCATGCTTGATAAGGAACAACGATGAGCCAAGACCGTTCGAATCGCGACTCTGAAACTCGCGCGCTGCAAGTCAGACTGGAAAACTGGACGCCTCCTGAAGCGCTTCCTAATCCGGAGCCGCAAGATGGCTGGGTTTTTCGGTGGGTTCGTGTCGGTATGACCGGTGAATCGGACATGCGTAATTTCTCGATGCGCAGGCGCGAAGGGTGGGAACCCTGCAACGTCAAAGAACATCCGGAAATGCTGCATCTGATTGACCACGATCGCCGGCAAGGAGACGAGATCGTCGTAGGTGGTCTGCTTCTGTGCAAGATGCCCGCCGAAATGGCTGACAAACGCCGTCAGTATTTCGAGCAGATGGCCGGACATCAGATGAAAGCCGTCGACAACTCGTTCTTCAAAGAGCAAGACAAACGGATGCCGCTTTTTGCTGACCGTGATTCAAACGTCAGCTTTGAGTTTGGCAAAGGTACTAAGTAACTTGGAGTTTTAAATGTCTGCAACTGCTGCTCCTTTCGGACTGCGGCCGGTGCAATCGCTGAACGGCAATCCTTACACGGGGCCGTTTCGCGAGGTTCGGATGACGGTCAACTCCGCGACCGCTATCTACACTGGTGACGTAGTTCAACTTGCTTCTGGCGAGCCGTCGGCGCTTGCCGCCACCCCGACCACTTCGTCGGCCGGTGTTGTTGGTGTGTGCTGCGGCGTTCGTTACATCACTCCGGATCTGAAACAGCCGATGTTCGCGCAGTTTCTCCCGGCCGGTGCCATCACTGCGGGTTACACCGACGTGTGGATCCGTGTGGTTGATGATCCGGAAGCGATTTTCCTGATCCAAGGCGCCGGTTCTATCGCGCGCAACAAGATTGGCGCTCTGGCTGCGCTGGGCAACTTCGGTGGCTCGACCGTGACCGGTAACTCGTCGATCAACCTCGTGGCCCCGACCAGCACCGCGACTCTCGCGATGCGCGTCATTGATTTCTTGGAAAGCACGACTTCGACGGCTGGCGACGCGTTCACTGACGTTTACGTCAAGTGGAACCAAGGGGTGCATATGTACTCCAACACTGCCAACGCCGGCGCGTAAGGAGTAAACGAACATGCCAGCTATCAATCGTTCCCAACTCCTTCGCGAGCTTCTGCCCGGACTTAATGGTCTGTTTGGCATGGAGTACAAACGTTACCCGGAAGAGTGGCGTGACCTGTACGAGCAGGACACCTCCGAGCGCTCTTTTGAAGAGGAACTGAAAGTCACCGGGTTCGCCGCTGCGCCGAACAAAACCGAGGGCGGTTCGGTCTTCTTCGACGTTGCGCAAGAGTCGTACGTCGCTCGGTGGGTGCATGAAACTGTCGCGATGGGCTTCATCATCACTGAAGAAGCCGTCGAAGATAATCTGTACGACAGTCTCTCGCGCCGCTACACCAAGTCGATGGCTCGATCGATGTCGCACACCAAGAACGTCAAAGGTGCCGCGATCATCAACGCCGGCTTTTCGGCGGTTGGCCCGGACGGCGTCGCGCTCTTTGCGACCAACCATCCGACCGTGGGCGGCTTCATCAATCCGAACCGCCCGGCAACTGGCGCGGATCTGAACGAAACCTCGCTGGAAGCGGCGGTTATCACCATCGGTAAGTGGGTGGACGACCGTGGCCTGCTGATCGCGGCTAAGCCGGTGAAACTGCTGATCCCGCAGGATCTTCAGTTCGTCGCGAAGCGGATCATGGGCAATCCGAACCGGCCGGCGACTTCGGACCGCGACATCAACGCGCTGTACAGCACGAACGCGATTCCGCAAGGCTTCGCGGTCAACCACTTCTTCACCGATACGAACGGTTGGTTCCTGAAAACCGACGTTCCGAACGGCCTGAAGATGTTCCAGCGTGTTGGCCTGAAGTCCTCGTCGGAAGAAGGTTTCGATCAGGGCATCATGAAATATAAGGTGCGTGAAAGGTACTCTTTTGGCTACGCGGACCCGCTTTCGATGTACGGGTCGCCCGGATCCTAATAAATTCAAGCACTTACGTGGGGTCGGCCCAAAAGCTGGCCCCACAAATTCAGACAAACCCTCTGCTACAAATTTGGGTATGATGTTAGCTCCACACCGGAGCAAGCATGGAACACCCGAACAGCCGCAAGGTTGCACTGGCGCAGGGAAGCAAGGTTTACTTCACGGGCGAGCCGTGTCCGAAAGGGCACGTCGCGCTAAGGCGAGCAGGAACTGGAGGTTGCGTCGAGTGCGCTAACGCACTAAGCCGAGCCAAGATGGCGAAGCTCAGAGCGGAGCAACCCGACAAGATCAAGCAGCAAAAGCAAGCCGAGTACGAACGGAACAAGGCTAAGTACATCGCCCGAACGCGGGCGGCGTACGAAGCGGACCCGGAAGCACACCGAGCCAAGGCCCGAGAGTACGCAGCACAGAACCGTGAAGCAGCAAGACAGCGCGTTAAACAGTGGAAAGCGGAAAATAAGGAGTACGCCAAGTTAAGAGATCAGGTCTACCGCGCCGAAAACCCGCATGTGCAAACGGCAGCGCGAGCTAAATACCGCGCTACTAAACTCAAAGCGACGCCCCCGTGGCTGTCCGATGAGCACAGAAAGGCGATCAAGGCGCTGTACAACCGAGCCGCTTACCTGACGCGTACTACTGGAACCCCACACCATGTCGATCACGAAGTTCCACTCCAAGGCGGCACCGTTTGCGGGCTGCACGTTCCGTGGAATCTCCGTGTTCTTCCCGGCGTGGAAAACATCCGCAGACCGCGACTTTGGCGCGATGTGTAGTCTCCTGTGGGTGCCCCCCGAAAGGGGGGCTTTCTCCATGCATTTCTCCTTGTCGACTGGCATGGCAGGCGGGTACCGCGACGGCAAGGGGCTTTTTGGTACGGAGTACTAAATGGGTTTCGCTACATTTTCTGGTCCGATCCGCGTTGGTACGGTTCGCGAAGGTCCGATTACCTCCGCGAATCTTGGCCTGCTGATTCTTGCGCAGACTTACACCGCGCCGTTTGGTGTGATTCTGACTTCGCCTGCCGCGCAGAATATGTTCACGCTGCCGGCCGGCTCCAAGATCCTGCGGTTTCGAGTTGAAGTTGTTACCGCGCTGGCTACCGCGACTAACTGCGGTCTCGTGATCGGCAAGTCTGGCACCGCCAACTTCTTCGTGACCACGTTCAACACGGGCGCGACGGTGGGTGCTGTGGCTCAGGCGACTGTTGATACCGCGACGGTCGTCAACCAAACCAACAACATCGGTACTACGGACACGACCGTGACCGGTACGTTTACTGCGGCGACCGGTAACGCCACGGCGGGCTCGATTGTCGTTACTGTGGAATACATCCAGCGCCTGTCTGACGGCACGACTGCTCCGACATCGTTTACTGCGTAATCGGGGGTAGTCAATGTCTAGCGATGTCAAAAGCACGCGACTGACGGCTACCGGGCAGGTTTCGGCGGCGGGCCAATCGGCCCGTCTTCGTGCGGTTCACTACGTTGGCGCCGCAAGTGCTGGAACGATCACCGTGCGTAATGGTGGTGGTTCTGGTACCACGGTGCTGGTGTTGGGCACGCCCGCTTCGGCGGGTGCTGCAACGCACGTTCTGCTGCCCGGTAACGGCATCTGGTGCCCGACCGATTGCCACGCGACGCTTGCTACGGTTGCTGACGTAACCTTCTTTTGGGAGGGTTAAACCGTGGGGCAAGGTACAGGGGCTCCTGCCGGCGGCGCCAGCGGGATGGGAAGCATGCGTATTGGTCCGGCGTCTGGCGGCGCTAACGCAGCGCAATCCCCGATGACGGGCTACCGCCCGCAGTCCATGGCGTTTGGTCAGCCCGGCCCGTGGCAGGGGTTTGGTGGCGCGGCAATAAATCCGGTTATTAACCAGCCGGGTTTTGCGCAGATGCTCCAAAACCTGCAAGGCGGCTATGCGACGGATCACGCCCGAAACTTCGGGATGCTGAACCGCCAGATGGCGGCTCCGACCGACAACCGCTACATGCCGTGGATGCTCCAAGGCTGGGGCAGCGCGGAAGCGGCCAAAGCCGGACAACCTACTCCATTAAACGCGCCGCCACCTGCGGCACAGGGAGGCATTGCTTCTCTTCCGGGCGGGTACGCGCAGGATTTCTACGGGGCTGGTGGTGACAGCGGCGGCGGGACTGGGGCTGGTATTGGGGTTGGTGGCGGTGGGATTGGTGGTAATGGCGCTGGTGGTGGCGGTGGCCTCGGAATCGGCGAAGGCGGGCTGGGGTACTAAATGGCAACGAGCGGCACGCGATCGTTCACGCTAGACCTCACCGAAGCGATCGAGGAGGCGTGGGAGCGCGCGACCGGCGACGAGCTACGTACCGGTTACGACCTTCGTACGTCCAGACGTAGCCTGAACCTCTTGATGCTGGAGTGGCAAAACCGGGGTTTGCACTTCTGGACGGTCCGCGAAAACAGCAAGATTCTCGCGCCCGGCGAAACATCGTTTGATTTGCCTACGCCGTTTATTGACGTATTGGATGTGGTGCTTCGTATCAACGAAGACTCCGAAGCGCAGCAAGATCGCATGCTGACCCGCGCAAGCATCAACTCGTACGCGCGCATTACGAACAAACTCCAGCGCGGAGAGCCCACCCGCTATTACATCGACAAGCTTATCCAGCCGAAAATGTATGTGTGGCCGGTACCGGCAAACGAATCGGTCATGAAATACTGGACGATGGTGCATGTCCAAGACGCTGCTGAAGGACGCCAAGAACAAGATGTTCCTGTTCGATATTTGCCTGCGCTGGTGGCTGGACTTGCTTTTTACATCGCCCAAAAAGTTCCAGAAGCTGCTTCCCGACTGGCTGATCTAAAGACTTCGTACGAAGAGCAGTTCGGGCACGCCGAAGCACAAGAGCGTGAAAAGGCTTCGTGGAAGATTGTGCCGAGGCTCAGACGATGAGCTATTTCACAGCCGACAGCAAAGTTCAGGGGCAGTGCGATAGGTGTGGGTTTACCTTCAGACTCAGCGAGTTGAAGTATGAAATCTACGACCGGCAGAACACTAAAAAGCGGATGTGTCCTGCGTGTCTTGACAAGGATCATCCGCAGCTTCGTCTTGGAGAGCAAACGTATGAAGATCCGTTTCCTGTCGAAGATCCGCGCTTGGGCGATGAAGCATTTCCTGTTTACGCCCACGGATGGAACCCCGTTGGCTACTATGAAGTTGCCACGGAAATGGCTGGATTCCAGATTTACGCGGAGTGAGTGATGAAAAAGCCGATGCCTAAGATGCCTGCGGGGTCTGCCAAAAAGCCGAGGCCGTTTGCGACAAAGATGAAGAAATCCACGACTCCAACAAGTCCGATGATGGACAAAGCAAAGCCGTTCAAGAAAGGTGGAAAGGTCTGTGGCTAAGTCTAAAGAAAGCGCGCGTTATACCGCCGGAGCAATGTATGGCGGCAAGCCCGGCGAGCAGCAACTCAAAGGCCATCTTGTCATCCGTGACGGAGTGAAGAAGGACCGCAGCGATAGCGGGATCATGGCTGATTTTGCGCCGCACGAAGGTAAAGAAGCGGAAGCATACGCTAGCGAATTGAAGCGCGAGACACGCGGCTACAAAGCAGGCGGGATGGTCAGAGCCATTGATGGCTGCGCGCAGCGCGGCAAAACGCGGGCCAAACGGTAAAACATGAACTACCTGCAATTCGTAGACGCTATCCAGCAGTTCGCGGAGTGCTACGAGCAGACGTTCGTCGACAACATCCCTGTGTTTCTTCGCGTAACGGAAAAAAGCCTTGTAAATCAACTACAAACGCCGCCTGCCAATGATTTCC